CTATCCATATCAACGTGTATAAATCCTTTATTAAAAGCTATACCCAATCTGTTGAATCCAACTTCTAAAAGTGAATTTATGATTAAAAACCTTTCTCTTGAACCCTTAGGTAAAAAGATATCAACAGCCAATCCTTTACAATGACTTGATCCTACTCTACCTCCTACCTTTAAATTGTGTTCTTTTGTTCTGTAACCACTTAGTATTTTAAATGGTACTCCTGCTCTATCTCTCGCTTTGTCTAATAATTTTAAGAATACTTTATCCATATTCTTACCACTATCCTGTAAATCAGGACTGTCAAATTCAGTTATTTTAAAATACTTCAAAATTTATATATTAAATATTGCGTAAATTTTAACCCCTTTGATTTCTTTGATTAATTTCTTGTTAGTCTTTTTTACTTCTTCTAACTTTTGATAACGAGGATTTGTGCTATTTAGTTTTCTTTTTTTCATTGTACTTCTTTTTTTGACTATACCATTTATCTATTGTGTATGCAATAGAAATTACTAACAGAACAATCTTTAAAGCTAGTTCTATATTAGAAAATGTTGTTACACTTAGGACTGTTCCGTTGACTGCTGCAACCTCTAGTGTGTCCTGTACTGTTTTTTGTATTGGCATTTTTTAAATATGATTTTAGTTTAGTCTTATTAACTTCTTTTACTTTATATCTTTTCTTCATTATGTAAGATCAGGAGTTAAAAAATCTCTTAATGTTATCTTGTTACCTTGTCCTTGTGGTCTTTCTAAATTCATTCCTAAATAAGAAAATCCATTACTGTCTGGAGATACATCTGCACCTGAGTTTGTATTGTATTCAGGAAACTGACTTATATTGTTTTTAATAAAGTCTATCATCCTCTCAATAAAATATTCTCCTGTGTTAAGTATCTCTGATCTTATGTGTTGTGCTTCAGCAGTAGTCAAAGCTACTCCTGTTTCAGAAGTTTTAGAGTATATATTCCCTGCTTCTATTTTAAATCGTAAAAAAGGTATAGCCATATACAAAGCCATATTAGGTAGATAATCTCCTATATAGTCGTTTAGTAATTCTTTGTAGTATTCATTACCTGCACTACTTACTGTACCTGCTGTTATTAAGTCTTTTAGCTTTTGCGTTAGCTTTGTACCTAACTTAGTTTCACAGTACAATCTTTGTGCTTGTCGTACATACGGAAGTAGTAGTGAACTATCTACTGAACCATATATACTTGTACTGTCTACTAATTTCTGTTCTGATATAAATAAAACGTATGCCATATTATCTCTTTTTTACAAATCCGTTATTCTTCATTCTCTTAGGTGCTATAGCTACTCTTTTATCGTTTTTCTTAGCAGTAAACCCCTCTGATCTAGCTTTAGTATATCCTACTAAATCTGCATCTTTAATCTTTGTACTTACAGATATACCTAGTTCAGTTCTATATATTTGTCTTAGCCAAAAGTGATGACAATTACCACCTCCTTTATATAAGAATATATCGTAAGTGTCTGCACCACCTTTACCCCAACCTGGATTAACTCTTTTAGTAGACATTCTTTCTATATCTTCTTTTCTATATAGTTTATTAGCAGCTACCATCTTTTCACAGAAATCTCTTTTTTTACCTGACTTTCTAGTTAAGAAGTTATCTTGTGCATATACATATCTAACTCTGTAATAGTCGTATGTTTTTTTAGATATACCATCTTGCTCTGATTTACTATCAGGTCTAGCAACTCCAGTAGTAGCTAACTCTATCTTCTCAGCAGCTATCTGATTTAATTCTTCTTCAAAGTCAAAGTCTGCGTGTTCTCCATCTACTACTTCTTCATCTATTAGTTCCCAACCCTCAGGTATATCCTCAACAGTTTCTAAGAAAGCATCTAATTCAGTCTTAGCTTGTATAGGTACGCAGTTAGGTACTTCTCTACCATCTTTAATTTTAGTACCTATTGCTTCATATCCTGGTTGGCAAGGATTAGGTGTTATCATATCTACATCTTCATAACAACTCTTATCACATTCTTTTTTCTTACCACAGTCACAGTCTTTTAAATTAATTAATTGATCGTGGTTTGCACACGGCATAAAGTATTCTTTACCATCTTGTGTATGTATGTGATGTCCACTACAACCTAACCTTTCTGCTTCTGCTTCTGCTTCTTCTATAGTGTCAAATAAAGGTAACTCTTTACCATCAGAAACTATTGTACCTACTTTTTCTAAGTTATAGTTATCATCTTCTGCCGTTAGTTCTTCCTCTGCTAAAGGTTTTAGACCTAGTTCTTCTCTTATCTCATCTTGTGTCATTACCTCTTTCATATCTTCTATTGTAAACTTAGAAGTAATTGGTTTAGCTTGTACAAAAGATATTGGTAAGTTCATACCATTAACCTCAAATATTTTAGATAGAGTTTTTAGTATGTGTTTTTGATAAGGTACAACTACTGTGTTTAAGTATATCTCAAAGGCTGCGTTCATCTCATCTACATTAGAACCTAGCCCAGTATCGTTTTTAATACCCATAAGCATAGGAGAAGTAACTCTATGACCTGTAAGTATGTTTTGTACTAAAAGTTCTTGTAACGCAAGATATTGCTTGTCTGCGTTGCTTACACTAATTGGTGTTATCTCAGGAGTTCTTGTTTTATCATCTGAGAAAGTTAATACAAACTTTCCTGAATTACTAGCACCTGTAAACTTATCAGCTAAACTTTTCTCTATTTGAAATCTTTCAGCTTGTGAAGGTATTCCATTCGCAAACGAAATTACGTAACTGCCTGAAAATCCGTTACTTATGTTGTTAAGATGAAACTCAGCAACTCTTTGATCTACTAATGCCCAGTTGTTTGCAGCTAAGTAATCAGGAGTATGATAGATGTCCATATTAGGACTATATAAACCTGAGTATAATAACTGACTTGGATTAGTTCTATCCTTTGTATTGAAAGCAGCTATCTTCATTGGTCTGTTAGTTCGTGTGTTACCCCAATCAGAACATACATAATAGCAATCTACAACACCCATAGAATTAGGTCTTGATGCCCTAACTCTTTCTACTGGTACGTGGTAAATTTCAGCTATCTCTGTTTTAGCTTTATTCCATATAATATGAATAGCAAATGCACCTTGTAGCTTAAAGTCAAATGAAAGTTTTTTAATTACTTCGTGTAGTGTTTCTTTACCATTAGCTTCTGCAAAAAATTTTTTAAGTTTAACAAATTGTTCTAGGTTTTCGCTTTCTTCTACTACTATATCCTCTCCTGCTATCATTTCAGAAGTAGTATTTATAATAGCTGCGTGTGTACTAGAATTATAATATAGATCAATTAAGAACTGTGGGTAAAGGTTTCTCCAATCCTCAGTACCATACTCTATATATTCTCTACCTCGTACTTCTTGTACGACTGGAGATGTTTCACTTGATAAATCTACTGATAAAATTGTATCTTTCATTGTATTTATTTTATTCTTGCTCAGGTGTCCAAGCATCTGTTCTTACTATTGCTAATATCTCCTCGTGAGTATATTGGTCTAAGCCCTCTAAAAAAGTAGGAGTTTCTCCCATAAATTTAGCAATAAATAATGTACCATCTAAAGACTTTCTTACAGTTGCAGGACTATCCTCTACTATTTGTGAAAAGTCGCATACAGGGTTTCCCTCTGCATCTACTTCAGTCAATAAACTTGTGTTTGGTGTTGTATATATCATAATTTTAATTGTTTGGAGTATCTTCTACTATATCCGAAGCACTCATATTTGTCATTGTTCCGTAATTATTTTCTGTAAATAAATCTATTGTAACAGGTAATCCTGTTGTCTTAGCATACGTTTCTGCTTGTGTTTGTTCTTCCAACTGCGCTCCCCATATATTGTACTGTGTTGCAGTTGCACCATTATCATCAAGTGTAACTGATAAATTACCTGATGTCGAATTAAAAGTGCCAGTAGCTACATGTCTTTTCCAATCGCTTGTTAGTGTAACAATTTCATTTATACCTTGGTTTGCATTATTTGACAAGTGCAATCTCAATGTTCCTGAGCCTTTTAAATAAACTGAAAAAGAGTATGTTTTACTCGCAGGATTTATCCCAATTGAAATAAATAAATCGTTAGTACCACTACCTGTTAATCCACTTACTGTACTTGCGTTTTGCGTTCCATCAGGAGAAATATTATCATTTGGAGAGACATCTGTTGCACCTGTTGTTGTCCATTGACTAAAATCTTCACTATAAGTAATTAAGTTAGTAGTAGTTGCTTTTCTTACTGCTGCTATACCTTCTGACTTTATGTATGCAGTAGCTTGTGATTGTACTTCTATTTGTGCACCCCATATATAAATACTTTTATTTGTTCCTAAATAACTATTATACCCATAAATTATAGGAGTAAATGTAGAACTATCAGATGTTGCAATAGTTACATATCGCATTTGTAGATTAGCAGAGATAGATAATCTATACCAATCATTTTCTTTTTTTTCTATTTTATATGAATAAGCAGAAACAGAACTAACTAATTCTTGTGTTAATATTCCTGTTTCTAAATCTACAACTATACCATAATATGTTGTAGCACCTACTTCGTTCAATATTACAACAACATATCTTCTGTCATTATTTTTTACAAATAAAGAAAAAGAATAATTACTACTACTACCTGCACTATATCCTTGGTAAAACATTCCATGTCTATTGTCAGTTGTATCTTCTTTTAATTTAGTTGCAGTTAAAGTCCCATCAGGTGCAGTTGTAGAATTTGATTCTATAGTTGAAAAAGTAGTAGACCAAATATTAAAATCTTCACTATAAGGTAAAAGATTAGTAGTAGGTATATGTGCAAGATTAGGACTTGTTTGGTCTTGTATGATAGGATAACCATCCATAATACCATCTCCCATTCTATAGTAGTTTCTAATCTTTGTTAGTGGATATTGGTTAGTGATATTACCCTCTACCATATTTGTCATAGTTGCAGGATTGCCAAAATATTCTTTAATTGTAGGGTTA